TAAGTCTGGTTTCTTACTATCGCCATCCTGTAAACAACTAAGAAAAGGCTTTCTTGGTGGATACCACTACAGAAGAATACAAACATCAGGAGAAAGGTATGAGGATAGACCAAATAAGAATAAATACTCTCATGTCCATGATGCACTACAATATTTGATGTTAGGTGCTGGAGAAGGTAGATCTTTAACAGTAGGAGCAAAAAAACAAGGTGTTACAAATGTTTACAAAACTTGGAATCTATATGATAGAGGATCAATAAATAAGCGAGGTAAATGGGATATTTTCCGAAGGAATGGCTAGTATTCTTTTATGATCCACCTCTAGAATCGTGGTATCATATATTCAGAAAAGGAGGAATGGCTCATTGTGGTATGTTTGCTTTTGATCATACAAAGAATGTATGGATCACAATAGAACACATACACAAAAGACTAGATGTCAAGATTTTATCAGGAGAAGAAATATCTTATGTTATTGATTACATTATGAATAACAAGGGTGTTATACTTAGATGTCCATTACAGAGAGAAAAGTTCAAATTATTTCAGGGTGCATGGCTTAGAGAAAATAGTTGCGTAACTGTCATAATGAGGGTATTAGGTATTAATAGGTTGATTATAACACCTCATGGGTTATATAAATACTTAGTAAATAATGGATGTAAAAAATGGGAATATTTAGAACACCAAAATATAGAAAATCAGCAGCAGAAATAGCTATGGAAGAGCAAATGGAAAAAGATCGTATAGAGGCTGAAGAAGAAAAAAAAAGATTATTAGCAGAAGAAAAAAGAAATAAAAAAAGATTTGGTAAAGGAATGATTGGTGTTAGATCATTATTTACAAAAGCTGGAGGTGGGGGTTTTTTTAGTGATGGAGAAAAAACATAATGGGTGCAAAACAAGGAGCTAGTTCATCAAAAGGTGGAA